CTTATTAAATATGACAGTTAGCACCTCCATCTACGTCTTGCTTGTCTTAATCTTGAGTTAGGGTCTTTAGCTGCTTTAGGAAACTTCTTCATTTGTCCTGCAGACCTAGCACAAAAACTCTTTCTTCTTGCTGCTCTTTTACCTTTTGGGTTTTTTTCAGTAACAGCAGTTTGTAATTTACTTCCAGGATTTTGTCTTCTATATTTTGCTACACCTTTAGCTGTTAAACCTGCTCCTTGTTTAGTAGGTCTCTTATGACCACCACCAATGGTCATACCTTTCATACCTTTACCTTTTTTCTTTTTCTTTTCTTTAGGCATTATATTTTTCTAGTGGCTCCAAAACCTCTAAGTGCAACTCCACCACCTGCTCTCTTTTGTATCTTACCACCTCTTTTCATAAAACCCATTTTATTTCTAACAGGCTTTGGTAATTTAGGTAATCCTTTATTTCCTGCAGGTATAGGTCTTAATGGTCCACCTGCTTGTTTTTTCATAGTAATTTTTGAAATATCAACATCTTGATAAACAGATTTTCTATTTGGAGATAAATCTTCTTCACTAGGTAAATTAATTTTTTGACCTTTTTGAATAATATTTAAATCTTTAATATCTTTATTTGCTTCTTTAAGAGCACCTAATGTAACACCTGGTATATTTTTAGCTATTTGTGAAAGAGTTAAAGCTCCTTTAGATGCATCATCTTTATTACCAACAGTTATAAATTTAGGTAAACTTGGTGGTGCTAGTCCATTAACTTTAGTTTCGTTTTTAACCTCACCTACAGGTTTGTCTGTTTTTTCTTTAGGTTTTTTAATTAAAGTAAGAGGAGTAGTTCTTGCTACAACATCTGCAGTAGCTTTTGCTCTATTTTTTCTAGCTTCTTTTCTTTTTGCTATAGCAGTTTTTTCTTGTTGTAATTTTGTTTCTTTCTTTTTTAATCTTTGAGTTTGTCTCATACTAGGACCTGCTTCTACATTTTTAGGTCCTTTTTGTTTATTTATTTTTTTTATTTGTTGATTAATATTTTCAAGTTTTTTAGTATCTTTACTTTTTATTGCATTTTTAACTTTATCTACAACATTTTTAACTTGACTTCTATCCATTTTTTTTAAAGCTGAAATAGCTCTAGGACCTAATTTACTAGCAACTTGTGCTCCTACTCTAACTCCTAATATAACTAAAGGTAATGCCATTATTATTCTCCTACAGTTTTATATTCTCTAGGCTCTTCTTTTACTTGAGCTTCTATTGGTCCTCTTACTCCAGGTCCTGTTCTTGCAGCACCATAACCTTGACCAGTTGGTTTACCACTTGTATCATGACCTGTAGACTGATTAATAGTTCTTGCATTAGCTCCTACTATTAAAGTTTTAGTTTTTATTTGCATTTTTTCTCCCTTTCTTTTTTTTCTTTTTCTTTTTATTATTAACTTTTGTTATTTGCTGTATTACATTAATTCTACTAATAGCCATTACTGTGCTCCTTGTAATACTGGATTAGGACCACCTGAAGGATTGTTAGCTGATTGCATATCATCTTGTCTTGTTCTTCTAGACTGATTACGTAAAGCATCTATTGAATTTTTATACTTACCTTCCCAATTTGCTAGTGTTTGAAAATCTTTTATAAAGTATGTGGCTTCTACCATACATGCTGCAAAAAGAGCATTATAGCAAAACTCACTAAAATAGTTTGATGTTGTTACACTTGTCCCTGTGGCACTAGCTAAAGCTAAAGGTCTACGTGTAAATTGTATTTCACCTGATACTGCAGATGCAGGTGTTGGTACAATATAAATTTGTGTATTAGTTTTTCTTGAATAATATCTTGGAATTCCTGTTGATGCACTAGCAAAAGGAAAATAGTCTATTGCATACTCATAAGGTCTTTGTAATAAATTAACTTTTGAATTAGCAGGAACTGCTGTGGTTGAAACACTTGTAGTAAAGTTTACATTTCTTACAACTAATGTATCAGCAGGTAAACTAACTACTGGGTCAGAAGCTGTAAATGAAAAAGTAGAGTAGTTATCTAAACCAGAATCATCTAGTTCTTTTACTATTCTACCCTCAGCTTTTTCAAACTCTGTTGAATTATTTTCTATAGTATTTATTATATCAGTTTTAAGAAATGAATAATTAGGCACTATGTTATCCTGTTATTAAAGTAACACTACCTGCATTTGGTGTAGATATACTTATTGTTCCACTACACAATACACCCATTTCTCCAAAGTACATATCTGATTCTGCACTTGCAGGAACTTCATAAGTTATTACTGTACCTGTTTGGTCACCAATAGCTATTACACCTGCTATAGTAGAATAAGAATGAACTCCTAATATTCTTGTTCTATCAGGAGTAGCAATAATATCTCCATCTCCTGCTCTTTTATTAACTGTTCTAATATTTGTTGCCATTTTAAATCCTTATAGTAGGGAGAGTATATTTCAACTCCCCCTAGTTATTAATGGTTAAGCACCTTGATTACCAAACCAACCTCTCCAGTCAGATACTCCAAAAGAATATCTTTCTCTGGCTTTAAATCTGAGGTTGCCAGTATCAAAATCTGGTTCCATTTTGGTTTGTAAAGGTGTTCTATTGAACATCTTTGTACCATTAGGAACATCAGTTTTGAAAAAGTAAGCATTAGTATCAGTAAATCTTCTGTTAGTAAAATAACCACTTGGGAATACTCCTAAGTTTCTAACAGAGTTTATGTCATTATCTGCACTACCTACAATTCCTGGTGTATTTAATAATACATCAGCAGTAAACATTAAGTCTATTGGTACGTGTAAAGATACAGCAGATGAACCAATTAAGATTCCTCTGTCATCTTTAAACTTTTGAATTGCAATTACTGCAGACTCTAAACTAGCTTCTGATATTGCTGCTGCTGTACCTATATTACTTTGGTTACCATCTCCAACAGTTGGATGACTTGCACTAAATAATGGTTGTCCATCACCTTGTGCTGTGGTAAATCCTTCGTTATATAGCTTTGCAGCTTTTACTTGTTTAGTATTAGCCATTGCTCTGGCTAAACCTTTTGCTCTTAATTTAGCAAAAGTATCATAAAGGTTGTCTTCCATTGCTTCTTCTGTGATTGCAAAAGCTAAAGCAATAGTCTCGTTTGTATAACGAGCTGTAAAGCTTTCTCCTGCATCATCATAAACAACAGCAGCACCTTCGTTTTTAGTTGGAGCAGCACCAAATCCTGTAAAGAGGACTTCCTCTTCAAAAGACCTATCTGAATTTTCTATTTCATATAGTGGTAAATGCTCATCATTTACTTCTCCATATTCCATTCCAAAGACAGCGTTTAATCCTGGAAGGAGTTCTTTGCTTATCGCAGCTCTATTTATTGGCATAATTTATCTCCTTTCCTATTAAGCTGATGAAACAGTTGCTGTTATATAATTATCCATATGTGAGTTAATTCTAACTTCATACCAAGGATATTGGTCAGTTACACCTGCTGATGCTCCTACACCTGTATCCCATGGTGCTCTTCTTATAACTCTCAAATGACTTGTTGCCTGTGTAGGACCAGAAGCATCTAAAACATAAGCACTTTGTCCAGTCTTATGACTTCCAGTTCCTAAAATATATGGTGCGTTTACCACACCAACACCTAATCCTGCAGAACCAGTTACTGTAGCATCTGCTTGGATAAAGAATGTTTGGTCAGGGTCACTTGCAATATGAATCTTAACGTCTGTAGCTGTGGTTCCACCTGTAAAACTTCTTGCGAACTTTTGCTCTCCACTAGCATTTACAAACTGTATTCCTTGAAACACTCCTGCACATTTAACTGTTACATTTGCAGGACAAGGTTTAATAGTACCTTGACTCTCTATTAAGATAGGGTCTCCTGTAAATATATCTGAAGGTATCAATGCTGAAGCCACCTTTGGACTTGCAGGTGTCAAATCAATAGTACGTATACCAGTAGAGTTGGAACCAGAACCATTTTTTTTGGCGAGGGCTAACCCTCTTGGTGCATTTACACTTGCCATAGTTCAATCTCCTTTATTGTTAATAAAGCAACAAAAGGATTACTTCTGAAAACTAGGTTGTCTACCTTTTGTTACTGTGGTTTTACTAGAATTAGAAATGGGCATACTAGAATTATTTCCTCTCATTAATTGACTATTAACTGCATCCATTAATTGGTCAGACTTATTCTGATAAAACTCATTTCTGCTTTGGAATAACTTGGTAGGTATCTTACCTAACGCAATGTCTCCACGACAGACAGCTCCAGAGTATCTTCCCTCCATCTTCACGACTGATGTTTGTTCTATCTCAGGTACTTCTTTTACATCAACAAATTTCCAACCCTCTTGCATTTTTTTACCAATGTATTTAAAATCATCTTGACCTTTAAGAGTTATTCTTAACCATCCAAGAGTCATTCCCTCGCCAG